CAGCCGGGACGAGACCAAGATTGATTACGACCGGGACTCCCCGGACGGTCTATGGCATTGCAAGCGCTGTGGTTACAACTGGCGGGGCTACCGCATTGGCCGCGTGCCGGAGTGCTGCGCCCGCTGCCACTCGCGCCATTGGGGCACCGCCCCGCGCAAGCCGCGCAAGACCCGCTCAGACCTCGTCCGCCCGCGCAACTGGGAGCGCGAGCCAGACCTGCCGCCCGGCGAGCAGCCCGTCCCAGAGATCGCCGCCATCAACTCGGGCCTTCCCCCGCCCCCTCCACGCCCGGTCATGGAAGGCTGGGTAGAAATAGACGGAGTGTTGTATCCTGCCCGCAGAGAGGAGCCCGCCAGTGAACAGTGATCCCGCCACCATCTCGGTAATTGTCGGCTCGCATGAGTGTAGCGAAAGTAAGACCTGCTGCTGCAGCGTGGCAGCTCTAGAGCCCCATCCAAATTGTCCCATTCACACTGGCACTGCACCGTGGCCGCCACGTTGTGGGGTCTGCGGAAGATTCCTGCGGAGGAGTTATGAACAGTGATCCCGCCATCGCGCTCGCCGTGTTCACCCGCCGCCGCTGGGACTTCTGGCGCGGTCTCGTCGCCCTTGAAATCGCCCAAGGCCATTCCCACTTGAGCGAGGACGAGACCCGCCAGTTCCACGAACAGCTAATTATCCATTTAGTAAACGTGCGCGGCGTGAACATGCGCCAGATCTCCCGCGAGCGCGTGGACGACCCCCGCGGCGGTGCCGCCCGCGCCATCCCCCGCGTGGCGGACTGGCTCGCCAAGCGTCGCTTCCGCGGCAACTTCGACTGGACGCTACACGAAAAGGAGAACGCCTGATGGCCGCTGGACGCCTGGAGCAAATACCGAATCGCCCGCTGAGTGGCGACGAGCTGCGCAAACTGATCGCCGCCGACACCGAGCGCCTGCTCAGTAACATCAGCTTACTCAGCCCGCACATGGGCTACGGCCGCGTGGGCTACGAGATCATCATCCGCCTGCACGTGGACAACGCCAGTCACCCGACTGACACGAGCTACATCCAGTCCAAGCCCGGCACCACGCCCGCCGTCGAGGCCCCGCCCCTGGAGAAGCCCAGCGCGAAGGCCGCCGCCAAGGCCCACCGCGCCACCCGCAGCGTGTTCAGCCCCAACAACGAGCGCATCCGCGCCGGCCTGCCCATCACCGCTACGCACCGCGACCAGGACGGCAGCACAGTTTACTCAGAGATCAAGTACCCGCCCGATCCCGAGCGCGAGGACACCTTCAAGCGCGAGGATGCCCCCGCCGAGGCCGAGATGGCCGCCGACTGGAAACTGGACCCGAGCGCTAAGCAGCCCGAGGAGGTAGAGCCATGAGCCGACGCTGGATGAAAGAGCACCGCGACGACACTGCAGCCCCAGTAGCTACCGCGCCCGCAGGCCATCGCTATGACATCCTGAACGCGGGCCTCAATCAATTCCAGATAGCCCGCGATGGTAAGTCCATCGGGCCTGTCCTCGCCCCAGCAGACGTGGTCACCGTGCGCGACTGGCTGCGGGAGTCCGGCCTGTGAGATGGCCCGCCTGGCTGCGCTCGGTCGCCTACGCTCGTCGTGGTGTGCGCGCGCTTGAGTCGATCGCGCTCTCCCAGCAGACCCTCGCGGCCATCGCCGAGCGCGACTGGAACCTGCGCCACCCCAAGGGCAAGCCCCGCGCTGTGGAGATCAGCGTGATGGACCAGGCCGCTATCAATCGTATCTGGCGCGAAGACCAGGAGGCCGCCGGGATCGAAGTGGAGGACGTCACATGAAACTCGTCCCGCGTATGGAAGGCCGTCCTATCTGCTCCTGTGGTCGTGAGATGATTGGTATATCTCCGCACCCACAAGCGGGCACCTTATACGTCTGCCAGGCCAAGGAATGCTCTCAGTGGGGCAAGTATTATAAAATGCCCACGATCCCCATGGAGCTGGTGGAACTGTGAACCGCCCCGAGCGCCGCGCCGCCGCCATGGCCCAGCTGGGCGTGACCGAGGCCGACATCCTGGCCATGCCCCATATCAGTGACGAACTCTCGCGAATCCACGGCGCCGTCCGCCGCACCAACAAGCGCGCGGGCCTGACATTACCTGCAGATCCAATTTACTGGTTGAATACCAGTGACGACCCCGACGCGCGCAAGTTCATGTCCAAGTACCTCACCATCCCGCGGGAGCTGCGCCGCGCCTGCCCCATCGAAGCGGTCTGCAAGGCCTGCGAGATCTCACCCATCCGCGTGCTGCAACTGGTGACCTTCGCCTGCGTGCAGATGAACGCCCAGGCCGCGAGCGTCATCGCGACCGCCAGCCAGCCCGCTGTGGTGCAGCGCGCCGTCGAGTTCGCCATGCAGGCCGACGGCCACCAGGACCGCATGTTACTCAGCCGCGCGACCGGCTTCCTGCCCCTGCCCAAGTCCGCCCAGACCAACATCACCGTGACCCAGAACGCCCGCGTGGAGTCCCGCGTGCTGGCCGCCCCCATCCCCGAGCAGACCATCCGCCGAGCCATCGACCGCTTCAACGACGCCGCCGGCCTGCCGCCCCTGACCGTGGCCGCCCTGCCGCCCGCAGCCGCCGACCCAATCGTGGGACCTCCGCCCTCAGCCGACCCCGCCTACTCAATCGAACCCGAGCAAGACGACGGCGCCTGATGTACTCCCAGAAGCAGGTCGAGAAGCGCCTTCAGCTGATCGAGCGCGAGTTCCACTTCCGCCCGGTCCAGCGCTACGTGCATGAGATCGACCAGTTCGAGGAGCGCCTGCGCACGAACAACCGCTACACCTTCGACGAACTGGGCAGGCCCTCGGGCGTCCAGAACACCACGCCCGACGAGTCCCGCTGGATGCTCAATGAACAGCTCATGTGCCTGGCTGACGCAGCCTACTTCCTGACGCGCTACTGTTATCTCAGGAATGAAGAAGGCGTGGTCATGCGCTTCCGCTTCCGCGTGCCCCAGCGTATCTACTTCGAGATGATCTGCGACCTGCAGGACCGCGGCCAGCCCATCGAGATCATGATCCTGAAGGCCCGCCAGTTAGGCATGAGCGTGTTCACAGAGTTACTAATGACGCACCGTACCACATTTACCTATGGTACAACCGCGGTGATCGGCTCGGCCGACCAGACCAAGACCGGCGACATGTCCAAGATGATGCTGTTCGCCTACGACATGCTGCCCGTCTGGCTGCGGCCCCAGTACACCTCGCGCGTGGAGTCCGACCGCGGCAAGATGCTCTTCGGTCACATGGCCAGTGGCGTGACCTTCCAGCATGGCTCCCAGAAATTCGGGATCGGTACCGGCAGCACGCCGACGCTATATCACCTGAGCGAGGTAGCCCTCTACGGTGACTCGGCGGTGATGCTGATCGACGAGGGCCTGTGGAAAGCGGTCCACGCGAGCGAGCACGTCTTCGGGATCCTCGAGAGCACAGGTAGAAGTAACAAGGGCTGGTGGGCCGACACCTGGTACTACTCGAAGAAAAACTGGCCCCGCTCGCGCATGTACGCCCTCTTCCTCCCGTGGTTCTGCGGTCTCGACATCTACCCCAAGCCCGCTGACCTGCTGCGCGCCCCTATCCCCTCGAATTGGCGCCCGCACCCCGACACCCGCGCCCACGTCGCGAAAGCAGAGCTATATGTAGAAAGTGTCCCGCTGCTGAAGAAGCACCTGCTGGCCGAGAACGCCCGCCGCGGCAACGCCATGTCGGTCTGGCGCATGCCCCGCGAGCAGCAATGGTACTGGGAGATCAACCATGAGGAAGCCAAGGCGAAAGGGACTGAGTCAAATTTTCTCCAAGAGATGGCTGGCGACGACGATGAAGCGCTGCAACACTCTGAAGAGAGCGTATTCGGGCACACCACTATCGCGGAAGTTGAGACGCGACGTAAACGAGATTATGAAACTTTCGCTATCGTTGGCCAGTCTATCGAGGACGGCCACAACCCCGACCCGACCTTCATCGACTACGACAAGGAGCGCGTCCGCGTCCGCTACAAGTCCCACAAAGGGAACTACGGCTGGGAACTCGTCCCGGTCAAGCTCGGCCCGCTGCGCGAAGACGAATCCGAAGACGCCCGTGGCGTGCTCTTCATCTACCACCATCCGCGCCCCGGAGTCGCCTACTCAATCGGCGTGGATACCAGTGAAGGCAAAGGGGAAGACTCTACCGTCATCAGTGTCTGGGCGCTCGGCTACCGCGGTGAGCCGGACACCCAAGTCGCCGAGTTCGCCAGCGACTTCGTGAACCACGTGGAGGCCTACGCCTTCGCCCTCGCCATCGCCGCCTACTACGGCCAGCACATGTCCCGCGAGTCCACCCGCTGGAAGGAACCCTACGTCACGATCGAGCAAGTGGCCGCGGTCGGGGACACCTGCCAGCTGCAGATGGCCCAGATGGGCTATGGCAACTTCCACCGTTTTAGTAGGCTGGACAACATCCCCCGCAAGATCATGAAGCTCAAGAAGACCACCAACAAGCGCGGCTGGTACACCTATGGCTGGTCCCGCCCCATCCTGACCGGCCACTTCGTCAAGTTCATCCGCGATGGCTGGGCCACCGTGAACAGCCCGTGGCTGCTCGAAGAGATGCGCCACTTCGAGGTCCACTACACCGCCGGCGGCAAGGAGCGCATGGAACACGAGGAGGGTCAGCATGATGACCGCATATTCGCGGCAGCTATGGCTATCTTCTGCCCCCACGATATGGACGTGCTCGCCGACCGATCCAAAAAGCGCATCGACGAGCCAGCCCAGCTACCGCGTGTCGATCTCAGCGACTACGCCGGTACAGTCATCGCCGGAGCCCAACTTAGAGAATCCCGTGTACAGTCCATCGAAGAAGTGCTAGCCTCCGGTGGGGAACTAGAACCCTACAGGTACTGATGCGCAAGCTGGGCACCCTCGAGCCAGTCATCTACTTCGTAAACCAAGTCCACCCGTCCCGCCCGAAGGGCTACATCGTCCTCGCGCCCTACTCAGACTTCCCCACGCCGCCCGGCCACACCCGCGAGGCCGCCGAGACGCTCGCCGAGGTAGACAAGCTGCAGCGCCTGCTCATCAAACAAGAGATGAACGCGGCCTACGACGAGTGGGTCTACAACGAAACTCTGACCGCCGCTCAGCACGAGCGCGTGCGCGCCGACCTACTCTCGAAGATGATCTCGTCGGGGACCTCAGAGTTCGAGAAGGAGTTCATCCGCGCCTACCTGCAGCTCCGTGAGGAGAAGCGCGAGAAGTACCGCCAGCGATTCCTTGAGCGCACCATGTATCTCTGGGCCCGCGAGAACGACACCCCCGGCCGCGCTGCGGACAGTGAGACAGTCAACGTGGACAGGATCGGCTGATGCCCGAGCAGAACGGAACCGGCGCCGAGTACCGCGAGTGGCAGTGCCCCTTCCACGCCATGTCGGAAGACCGCAAGCTCGGCTGGCTCAACGAGACCGTCGAGGAAGGCCAGGCCTGGCTCAAGAGTCAGCGCGGCTACGGCGACTTCCGCAAAGCCCTCGACACCATCAGCGGTCGCGACACCCTGCAGACTTCCGCGCCCTACCGCAGCAAGCTCAACACCAACCACCTCAAGCGCAACGTCCGCGAGATGGTCGGCACGCTCGCGAAGCTCCGCCCGCTCTGGGGCTACCACTCGGACAATAGCTCCTACAAAGAGCAGGCCGAGATGTTCAACAAGGTGACCCGCGCCTGGTACCTTGAGTCCTTCGCCGACCGCAAGATCCGCGAGGCCCTGCAGTACGCCGCCGCTACCTGTCGCGGCTGGGTACTCATCGGCTACCGCCGGTCCATGTATGGTCACGGCAAGGGCGACATCACTCTGATCAGCGCGGGCAGCCCCTGCGTCCTCCCGCTGCAGCTCCCCAACTCAGGCGACTTCCAGGAAGCCTACGCGGTGACGCACCTCGACGAAATGCCCATCGCCATGGCCCACGGCATGTTCCCGCTATTCCAGCATCGCCTGAACCCGTCGCAGTCGCGCTACTGGTACTCGAACGACGGCGTGCGCAAGTCCGCCCAAGGGAATATCATGCAGCGGATCTTCGGGCGCAAGCGCACCTCCGGGACCGAGTCCGACCAGTCCAATCTCTACATCCCCATCCGCCGCACCTGGGTGATCGACCTGACCCTCAACACCAGCGACAAGCCGATCCAGATGGGTGAGCCCGGCTCGACTTGGGCCTACGAGGTCCCGCCCGTCGGCAGCGACATCAAGCACCGCCAACTCGAGAAGTCCGGAACCTGGCTCTATCGCAAGGCCGATGAGAACGACGCCCGCCTCTACCCGCGTCGTCGCCTGCTAATCAGCAGCGACCAGTGCGTGATGTACGACGGTCCGGCCTTCGACTGGCACGGTCTCTTCCCCGGCGTCTCGTTCTGCATGGACGACTGGGCCTGGGAGCCGCTCGGCTTCAGCGCCGTCCACGAGGGCTACGAACTCAACGAAGCCATCAAGGAGATCGACCGCGGCAACATGGACAAGGTCCGCGTGCAGCTCAACCTGCCCCTGGCCTATGACGCGAACGCAGTCAGCTCCCATGAGGCCAAGTCCTTCGACCCTATGCAGCCGCGCGCTCGCATCGGCTATGACGGCTCGGCGTCGGAAGGCGTCCCCTTCGCCCCGCCCTACCCGCCCGAAGTCTACAAGGTCGAAGCCGAGTCCCTGCAGCTGCGCGAAGTGCTGATCAACGCCCTCAACTCGCAGATGGCCATCGCCGACCTCGAAGCCCTCGCGAAAATGCGCGCGGTCGGCTCGATGGACGAGATCGAGAAGATCATGGACGCGCAGGGCCCCATCATCGAAGACATCTCGCGCTCGATGGAGCCGGCCATGCGCGACCTCGGCGTGA